GGTCTAGCATTAGATAAACCAATACCTTCTCCTGTATTTGAACTAATATTTAATTGAGGATGTTTTTCTTCAAATTCAGATATATGCACAAAATGACCATTCCATTCTTGAACCATTTCATTATATGGAAACTCCATTCCTGATCTATCCGATATTGCTTTTGCATATTTTCCTCTTGCTAATGTCATTAATTATCCTGGGTAATAAATTTTTGGTGCTATATGAGTGCTACTAGGAGAACCATCTTCAGACAATGCTCTAGATAATTCATCTTCATAATATAATTTCATTTGTTGTACTAATTGTGGACTAAATTTTTGAGCTAAATAAAAAGCTAATCCAGATACCATACAAGGTACAAATCTAAATGGCACATCTGTTGCATCTGTGTAAGTTCCATCTACGTCTTGTATTCGTTTAAGATAATTAAAATGTAACTCTTTAGCTGCGTTAGATGCATCTGCTGTTGGATAAACTGTAATTGTAGTTTTATCTATAAATCTTTGAACAAAATATTGTGAAGGTGTTCCTTTAGATAATTTATTTGAAAGTGATGAATAAGTTGATCTGTCTATTTTTGTTAAAGCAGAATCTGCTTGGTCTGTTGCAGTTCTATCACTTCTTAAAGTTGCTTCAAGAACATCTGCTACACCAAAAGTATTAACAGGAACAGTTGTTGCACTTGTACCATCGCCACTTGATCTAAAAAAAACATACTCGGCTTGACCTTCAATTAAATTAATATTAGCATCCGCTACTTCCCAGTAGTGCAAACCTCTATTACCCCATTCTTGAAACATTATATTTAAAGAACGTCTTGCTGTTTTTAATTGATATCCAGAAGTTACTTGTGAACCTATACGTTCGTAAGCCTCTGCAATAATTTCGTCTACTGCAAAAGTTTTGTCAAAAGTAACTGTGCCTGAAGTTGTATTGGCCATCAGTTAATCCTAACTATATAATTTTTTAAACTCTGCTACTACTGTATACATGTTGCCAGAATCTGCGGCACCTGGAACTACAAAGTTAACATCGCTTTCGTTAGTGTTATTAGATTTATCTGCTGGTATTCCACCAAATTCTCTAAAGTCCCAATAACCTGCTCCTGTTAAACCTATAATAGGTATATCGCCATCATCATCTTCTTCATCTAAACGTGCAAATGAATCAAAACCATTGCCTGTGTCACATGAAAACCATACTCTAAGTAATGCTAAATGCGCTACAGCTGTTCCGTCTGCTCTAGCAGCCATTGCTGATACATCACCAAATACAGTTGTTGCACCTGTTCCGTCTGATTGATTTACTATTTTGATAACTACTCTTTGGTCGTTTTCTTGTAGGATTGTTGGTCCTGTTACTACGTCTGCCATGTGTTTCCCTCCTTAATTAAGAAACTGTGGGGCCGAAGCCCCACATTAATTATTTATTACTTAAGATTTATTGAACCAACATTCGCTGCAAGTCCATCAATGATGTCGTGTGCAAGGAAAGCTAGTGCTGCTGTAGATGAAAGACAAGTCACTTTAAAACTTGAACCTACAACTGCGTTTGCATCAAAACCTATAGAATCATTTGCATCTGAAATTCCTACGTTGTCACCATCACCTTTTGGTACACAACCTATAATTTTTTCAGATCCATTAGTAATAATGTCTACATCATTACCTGCTGTACCTAACATTACAAAATGAAAAGTAGACCCTACACAATCAGCTGCTGCTGGAAGTGATAAACTTGCTGCACCATTCATTGCAGGAAAGGTTACAATAGATCCTGATTGTGCTGCTGTTAGCACTGTACCAGAAGTATATCCTGTTACGATTGTTACTATTGGAACAACAAAAGTAGTTGTTCCTGTGATTCTAGATGTACCAGTACCTGAAATGTTACCGCTTGCATCTATATCAAAGTTAGTTGTTATTGCACCTGTTGCTGCAGTTTTAGTAATTTGTTCAAAACCACCTTCTGCTCTTACTGGGCCGTTAAATGTTGTATTAGCCATGTTAATATTCCTCCTAGAATATGTAAATGTAGTCCCTAGGGTTGTCGACTATACGCGTCTACATTTAAATTTATTTTTTATATAGTGTGGTAATTGTACAACAGTTTTTAATAGAGTGCAAGAGACCCTGTAATAAAAGTGCGATTTCAGCGATGTAGCTTTGTGACTTAAGTAGCTACAGAAACTTGTGGAGTGACATCCTCAACTTGATTCTGTCTATGTGCAATAGCTGCTTCTTCCAGCTTGATGTCAGTGATAACTCTTTTAACTTTGTCATCTATCTTAACCATCTCAAGAGTATACCTATTATTATCTAGGTGCTCCTGTTGCCACTTCAACTCCAAGGACCTTTTTTGTTTGTACAGGTCTTGTATCATCGATAACCTCTTCATAAGTTATTCTATTTAATCCCGAATGATATGCATCTCCGAGATATTCCCAAACTATACTCTTTTCTCCTAGCTTGTCAAGTATTGCTTTTTCAACACTTTCAGCTGTATCTTCATCATGCTTAATATTAAATTTAGCGTGATAATTGTAGGCCCAAATGTTGATAGAGGTATTTTTCATGTTTTGTCTTTCTATATTTAAAGTGTGGCGGAACTATGTCCGCCACAAAATTATTACGATTACGCTGCTCCTGGTGATCCGAAGATACCTCTAGGGTCAGAGAATCCAAAAGAATATCTCTCTCTAGCTTTGTATCTAACGTTTCCAGTTTCGAAGTCGCCTTCCATTGCAGTTTTGATTGGTGATCTAACGAACATTTTTAATCCATTAGGAACATCAGTCTTGATAAAGAATGCGTCAGTATCAGTTAAGTAGTGATTAACTACATAACCTTGAGGAATCATCCCCATGTTACCAACTGCATTGATATCATTATCTGCAGTACCTGTTCTACCTTGAGACTTCATAAGTCTTTCAGCAGTAAATTGAAGCGCAGAAGGAATTATCATTTTAACTCCTTTAGCTGCAATTTTTAGGCCTCTTTCATCAGTCATTGCTGCGATGTCAATAAGAGCTTGCTCTAACGAAGTTTCGTTTAAGTCAGCTGCAGTTGACAGTTCATTTTTGAACGTTCCAGCCACAATTGGGTGAACAGCAGAACAAAGTTCTACTCCATCACCACCTGTGAAAGACGAACTGAACGCGTTGTTCAGTACGTTTGCTGCTTTAACTTGTTTAGCATTTGCCATTGATCTAGCTAATGCTTTTGTATATCTAGACGCAAGTCTATCGTACAAGTTATCTTCAATCGCTTCTTCAGTGATTGAGAACGCTAAAGCAAGCGTTTCGTGTGTGTATCTAGCAGTGAAAGATTCCTGTGCTGTATCGTAGTTAACGCTTGAACCTTCAGGTTTTACTGAAGCGTTTGCGAAACCACTTAACATTACTTCTTCTTCAAAAGCTCTGTCCGAATTTTCGACATCGAAAATTTGAGCATGCTCATCTGCGTAGTTTTTGTATTCCAAGCCGAATAATGCATTCAAACCTGGCTCTAGTTCTTTAACTAGTTGTGCTCTTGATATAGCCATAATTTATACTCCTATTATACGCCTGTTGTTAATTTAAAGACATGTTCGCCAGTGTTGAATACAACATATGCATTTGCATTTGCTGAAGCTACATCACTATTGTCAGGATCTTTTGATATACCGATTTGTTTAAAACCGCCTGATGTACCTGAAGTAGACGTGTCTAACTCCGAAGTTGATTGACCAGTAATAGCAGAACCTGCTACTCCTACAAAATCAAAAGCCGAGTTATTCATCGCTGCTGTTCCAGTACCATCATGCTGTACTTCATACACGATATTAGGATCTACATGAACTGTAGCTACTATATCCGCTGCTGCGACTTGTGTGTATGACGCTTTAAACGTAGGTTTACTTGTTGTGGGGTCAGTAAAAAAACAACCACCGAATACACCCAATTGTTGTGTGTCTCCCGCTGCTGCTGGTTCAATACCACCACCTGCTACTGCTTCAACGACTTGTCCAGTAAAAATTGAACCTGACGCGTTGTTAGCAATTGCATACTCTTCTGCTCTGATTAGTCCACCAGACAAGTGTCTTGTCGGTTTAAAACCAAAAGCTGCATCTTTATTTGCCATGTTATTATCTCCGTTTGTCTGCCCGAAGGCAAACGATTAATTTAAATCGTTGGTAAGAATTGCTAAAAAATTAACTTTTCTTTGTACCACCGAAGGTTACACGAGTCTGTCTATCACTATTGATAGGCATACTTGGATGCTGCTCCTTCATAAGATCATTATCAATCGCGTTATTTCTATCTTGAAGTTGTTTTTCAAAATACTCCTTGCGCGCTTCTACAATCTCTTCTGGTATCCTTGCTAGCAGTAGGCCGCCAACTCCGATCACTCCCTTGTATTTACCAGTATTAACAGTTGGATAATCTATATCAGAATATTCATCGGATCTAACCAATTCAAAACCTGATCGTAGTTTAGCTGACATATTTGATGTGTCGTCAAAACCCATCGTTTCAGCTCTTATCCACCTATGTTTAAATCCATCTGGTGCGGGTGGTGCATCTAAAGATGATGGTGGAGTCCAAACTCTTTTTTGTTCTTTAACTTTTGTCTGGCTCGCACGGGAGTCTATTTTTTTATCGTTTATCATATGCTTATCTCTCCTTCGTGATGTTTAGTTGTTTCGCATAAAGCTCTAGTGGCACACCTAATTTTTTAGCAATCGTTACTTGAGACGGTGTGAGCCTCACTGTTTTGCGACTATTATTAACACTTCGCGTAGCTGACGCTACAGTTTGTGTAGGTTTAGTCGATTCCCTAGTTTCGGTTTTACCAAATTTATGCGGGAAGTCAAGTCTCATTCTTTTATCTACTTCAGCATAATATTCGTCTGAAGCAGGATCAAACCCTTCTTCCTTGGTTAGTTTTTCATGTAAATCAAAAGCAGTGTACGTCATAGCACTATCTTGACCAAACCAAGTGTTTTTGTCAGCCCATTCTTCGGCTCTTGGATCTGGTGCAGCTTGTGTTGGTGCTATAGATTCTTCTAATGTTTTTACAGGTTGTTGTACTTGTTTCATCTCCGCTGCCACTCTTTGTCTCATTCCAGCAACTCTTGATTCTTCAACACCTAATTTACCTATTTCTTTTTGTGCTTCAACTTCAGATTTAATATCTCCAGCTTCTCTTGCAGCAACTAATTTTGCTTGTGCTGCTTGTAAACCAGATACAACTCTACCTTCCATTGCATTAACATAACTAGGTTCTAGATTAGATACTTTTGTTTTTAGTTTAGAATGTTCATCTTGCACACCTTTAGCATATTCTAAAGCAGCTTCTCTTTGTCTTTCTGCTTCTCGCCATTTTTTAGTAAGTTTTGCAATTCTTTTTTGAACGCCATCACTATATTGTTCTAGTTCTTCTTTTTTAGTTTCTTCTTTTTTCTCTGCAACTGGTTCTTTGTCGTCCTCGCCAACTCGAATATCCAACTGCTCATCAGATTTCGAAAGTGTACCATCGGACTTATTATCGTTGTTAATAGTTTCATTATTTTCATTCTCCTTTGTTTCTTCTATGTTAACTTCTACTTCAGGTCCTGAATTATCTATGTCGACCATTTCTTCTACTTTTTTATTTTCTTCTGGCATAGTTATCTCCTTCTATGATTAATATTGATGAAATATATCTTCGGGGTTATTAACGGTTGCTAAAATTTCATCGTCATTTAGCAGTCTTACTTCCCCTCCGTCTATCTGTATTCTTGATCCTGCATATCTAGCAAAGATAATCCAATCACCCTTCTTGCACCACGGGCCTTCGGGATATCTTTCTTTATCATAGCAATGTGGACCCATTGCTAAAACCAAACCGCAATTAGATGCAATTTGAGATTTCTCAATAGTGTCGTCTGCTAATATAATGCCACCTTTAGTTTTTTCTTTTTGTTTAAAAGGTAGAACTAAAATTCTCCATCCAGTAGGATTAGGTAATTTAGTTAATTCAGCATTAGCTAAATCTTTTTCTTTAGGTTTGTTTTTTTTATCTTCTTTATATTTTTCTTCCAATGCAAACTTATGCTTTGGGACTTCTTGAGTTGAGGTCGATGACTGTTCCTTGTTCATTTTTTTGCTCCTTGTTATCTAGCAGGTTAGAGATTTCCTGTAACATTATTTGATACGTTCTAGCTTGACCTAACATATACTGATATTTTTCCATGTTGTCAACGCCACCACTTATCAAGATGTCACCTACTTTTTGTAGATTTTCTCTCATTGTTTTTTGTATTTTTGATAGTATTGTTAATCCGTCTTCCATTACATTTCCTTTCTTTCTATTCTAAAATCTTCCAATGCTTTTAATTTTTCTTCAGCACTAGCAATCTTTTCGAATTGTTTGTCTAGTTCATCAATATGTTGTGGGTGTTCCCCAATACCTACTGAATTTTCTAAATATATTTTTATTGTTGCGTGCGCTTCAGCAATGTGTGCTTCGTATCTAGCTTCTAACGCGTCTAATATAGCTGTTCTCATTTAACATTTCCATCTTCTCCGTGCCTGTCTTATTCGTGAGTTAGGATCATTTTGAGTTTTTGCTGATGACTTTTTTAATTGTCCTAGTGATCTAGCGCAGTATGACTTCCTACGATTAGCAGCTTTTGATCCTGGCTTCACTTTTCCAGTTACGGCTGTTTTTAATTTACTTCCAGGATTTGCGGACCTGTAAGCTCTTACACCTTTTGCTGTCATTCCAGCTCCAGATTTTGTCGGTCTATAATTACCACCTGTACTGGTAGTTTTTCTTATAGAGTTTGCGGGCATTAAACCTTTTTAGCGGTCTTTGCTGCGTTTATAAAGTTTTGAGCAGTAGGTGCTCCTTTGGTTCCAACTTTTCTCATAGTTTCTCCTGAACCACCTGCAATTCTATCTTTTTTAGCTTTAATGTTTGCGTATAAACCAGGTCCACCAGCAGCTCTTTTAACTCTGCCGCCACCCATTTTTTTATTTCTTTTAGTTGTGTC